GCTGTCGCTGATGGGGTGGCCAAGCCCGGCAAACACCCCAGCGGCATTGTCCACAAAGGTCATGGTGCCTACCCCGGCGGAAGAATCCCGCACCCACATCCCGGCGCGCCACTGCCCGGCGGTGCTGTCCCACACGGGGGTCAGCCGGGTCTGGAATTGCTCACCATTGCGGATATAGACCACCTGCACCGGCGCGCCTGCGGCCGTTTCCAGAGCATCGTGCACGGCGTCGTTCGTCTCGGTCAGGGTGTCGTCCATGCGCACCACCCGGTCGCCCAGCCGCAGCCCGGCCTTCTTGGCGGGGTTTGCGGTGCCGTCCGGGGTGTTCAGGTCGGAAAAGCCCACAATGAGCGCGCCCTCGGAGAACATCTTAACGCCGAAAGGCGTACCGCACACGGTTACCACCGGACGTGTTTCCACCAGAGCGCGCACAGTCTTGACGGGCAGCCACCCGCCAATGGACAAAGTGGCCTGATAGCTGCCCGCAGCCTGCGTGCTGGCCGCGTTGCGGGAGCCAGCGGTGCGCAGCGGCTGCACATAGGCAAAACGGGGCAGGGTAAGGGTCTGGCCGGGTTCCAGCAAAATTTCAGCAGGCAGACTGTGCCACAGCCAGCCCAGCACCGCCAGCGCGGCCACCAGAAGATAAGTTGCCGCAATGCCGCCAGCGCGGCGTAGTTTTGATCTGCGCATCGGCAAAAAGCCCCTTTCCGCCATGGAAAATGATACGATCGTCCGGCGATAGTATGCGCTGTGAAGGGCGGAAATATCAATGCAGTGATTGACTTTTGCCGCCGGAACTGATACTATATTAAGGCGGTTTGGCCGCAGCTGCAGAATAGAAGAATACGCGGGTATGGTGGAATTGGCAGACGCGCAGGATTTAGGTTCCTGTGCCGCAAGGCGTGTGGGTTCGACCCCCACTACCCGCATACAAAGAAAAGCGCGTTGGTTCGTACAGAACCAGCGTGTTTTTTCTTATCGTGGTAACACTTTTGGTAACACTATTAAGTTTTCAGGCTGCTCTCACCAGCGCATTATACAGCATTTCAATGAACTGCACCGCGCTGGGCGCACCGGTCAGCGGATAGCCTGCCAGCTGCTGCACATACTCCGGGTTTGTGAGCCATGCACCTTTAGCTGCCCGGCGGACAGCGCTTTGAATCGCTTTTGGCTCACATCTTCTGCGGTCGGCGATAGGGGTATAGATATCTTTCTCCACGGCCTGCAGGCGGTCTTCCTGCTCACAGACCAGCTCAAGACACTGGCACAGGATACTGTAGACGCTCAGATTGCGTGTGATGCCCATCGGGCGCAGCAAATCATTGACCTGAGTGGACAATTCGGAAACGATCATAGTTGACACATCCTTTCTATGCGTCAACTCTAACCGAAAAATACTTAAAATTTACCAATTACGTCGATATACGTCGTAAAGCGTCGAAACATGCCAAACAAAAACAGCCCCGAGGAACCGTCAGGCTCCCCGGGGCTGCTGCTATGTATGGGATTACCGCTTGATACAGCGGTTCGTCAGCTTGCCGTATACATCCTCGTACAGCTCCTGCTTATCGCCGTTGTAGGTGTACTCAGCATAGATTCCGTCACCTGCCACGGTGGTGGACAGCAATGCCTTATAGTTCTGGAGTGTCTTGCAGGCCCACACCACAAAGACATTTTCGAGGGTGATCTTCGTCTCACGGTGGGCGTTGTACCACTCGACCAGTGCATTTTTGCAGATGCTTTCATATTCGGCCATGCCAGTAATAATCACGTCTGCGTCTCCTTTACTTCCCCTGTGCCTTCAGCTTGTCGTAGGTCTGGTCTGCCTGAAGGGCTGCGGGGGTGAAGCTGTTGTTCTTCCACCACGCGACCAGCGCGGCCACGGTGGTGATACCGGCGGTGACCAGCTGCTCCACGGTCTGGCTCTCGATGGGCAGGACGGGCTTGCCCAGTGCAGACAGCACCTGATTGGTCAGGGCCAGCAGCAGGCAGGCGGTGCGGGCAATGGTGCCTGCGGAGATGGTGGGTGCGTTGTAGGTGTGTGCGTTCATAGTCAGTTCCTTTCTCTTTCGTGTTCGTCTGCTTCTAAATCAGCGATGCGGTGGTTGGCCACCTTCATCTGCTCTTCCAAAATAGGGACGCGGCGGGCAAAATTGTTGTGCTCCCGCACCTCGCGGGTCAGCTCTTCCAGCTTGGTGTCGGTCACGGCCTGACTGCGGCTGTTGGCGATCAGCACGCCGATCAGAGTCACCGCACCGGCAAGGATGGCTGAGATGATGCTTTCCACTGATCTCACCCCCTCACAGCGTCCACCGGCTCTTGTTCGGGCGGGTGTCTACATGCACCCAGCCCTTTGCCCGGCCTGCCTTGACCGGGTAGCGGCCCACGCCGCCCCAGCCGGGCATCAGGCTTTCGGCGTAGGCGGCCACAGCCAGCGGGTCGGTGTCCTGCACCTGAATGTCAGCGGCCCGGCCCAGCAGGTGCTGGCTGGATTTAGAGCCGCCCACCTTTGTGTTGTGGCTGGCCGTGCGGTAGCCGCTGGTGATGGTCACCGGCTTGCCGAAGTGCTCCCGGATGCACTGCAGCAGCACCACAAGGCCCTCGTCAATGAGGATGGTGTCGGTGCCGTCGCGGCAGCGGAACTCACGCACACGGAATGCGGGAGAGAGCTGCTTTGCACCATCATTCTTCAAACTGTACTGCTTGATCGCCATATGTATCACGTCCTTTCATAGGATCAAGCCGCGGGCTTATTTTTCCAATTCTGCCTTGATGGCTTCCAGATCGTCCATGGTCAGGGACGGGTAGTCGGCGGCGATGTCTTCAAAGACTTCACCGGCGGCAATGCGGATTTTGAAAGCGCGGGTCATAATGCGAAGTTTGAGTGCGTTCAGGGTTTTCATAAAAATCAGCCTCCAATCAAATCAGCCATCATCAAAATAATATCGTTGTTTGCGGTTTCCAGCGCGTCCACGCGCTCCGGCAGCTTCTCCCGGGCTTCGACCTTTTTGCGTGCTTCTTCCTGCGCGGCCAGCTCTTCGGCGGTGTAGCGGATGTATCTCTGCACCGGCACCTGTTCAGTCCATGCGGCCTGCGCAGGCACGCCCGGCACATCGATGACCTTCCGCACATCCCTGCCGCCGTTGGAGTACTCCGCCACCGTCTCGTAGTGGCTCACTTCCTCCACACCTTCCACAGCCGGGTGCTCCACTGGTTCGGTGTCGTCCACCAGATACCCAAGCGTCAGGTCCGGGTTTTCCACGACCGCGCCGGTCTCGTCAAGGATCTTCATTGTGTCACCTCCATGGGGGTCACATATTTGCCGATTCGCGAGTAAGATACTTTTCCGTCAGGACTTTCAGCCGACAGCATCCACTGTCCGCCGGTCTTGCCGGAGTCACTGCGGTTTACTTTTACGCATCCATTTTCGTCCAGCTGCATCGGGGGCACAAAGCTACCGTCGCTGCGCCGCAGGTGGAGTCTGATTTTGCAGGTTTTCCACTCTTCCGGGATGGCAAAGTGCAGACTGGTCGGGTGACCCTCACTGCCAAACTGCAATGTTGCCACAGTGTCAAATGTCACAGGGATCATCGCTCAAAACCTCCTTTCTCAGGCCACGCGCCGCCAGATGTGCACATAGTAGGCGGCAGGCTGCACGGTGGCGCTGCGGCCGTAGATGGCATTAGACTTGGACGCATCCAGACTGAACTTATATACATCAGAAAAGTTATTGTATTCGCCCGTAGTTGCGATCACGTTGCCGGCAGTGAATGCGCCGGATACCTTATGTTCACCCTTTTTTACATCCGCGACAAAAGAGCCTGTGATGTTCGGCAGTCCGGCCTCCACGGTGGTGCCCGCTGCGTGGCCGCTGCCAGCACCCATCAGTACCCGGTTCTGCGCAATCTCCTGCCACGTACCGCCGAACAGTGCGGCAGGGCTTGTACGTGCGGTGCTCTGGTAGATGCTGCCCACGGGAAAAGGATCCACGCTTTTCAAGCTTTTCAACAGCGCATCCACCTCGGCACGGGTATAAAAGCTGCCACCCCTCATGGATTCGATCACGGCCTTCCACTGCTGCACCAGCGTGCCGGTGGGGATGCCATGCACACCATCCCGCATCACGCCGCAGACGGTCTCATCTGCGCGCGTGTCGTAGATGTCGGCGGCGGTAACGGCGGTGGAGCCTGCAGGGCGCTTGATCTCGGCAAGGCAGAGGTCGTAGATCAGCTCGGTGCGGGTGATGGCCGGGGCAGCAGGCCCGGCAGAATTCGGGACACCTTCCAGCACCTGCAGGCGGGTCTTTTTGGCGGCGGCATCGTAGCGCAGAACCACACGGTCAATGCGGCTGCGTACAGGGTCCGCTTCGGTGAGAACCACGGTGGTGGGCTGCTCCATGATGATGCTGCGGCCCTTGAACCGTGCCGGGCGCACCCATGCCTGACCGGCGCTCACCTGCACGCTCAGGCCGCCCTGTGCTGTGACGGAGAAATCCTCCTCGGCGCTGTACACGCCGCTCAGGCGGGTGGCGAGGTAACCCGAAGCGTCGTCGGCATCGTAGGTAATGCCGTTTTCGGGGTAAGTAATGATATCAGCCATAAAGTCCTCCTTTCAGGTCTTGTGCCATGTGGGCGTGCCCAGCCGGATGGTGCGGGTAGTGCCGCTGTCCTCGCTCTGGGTGATGATGTCGGCCACGCGCACCATGGCAGTGTAGCCCAGCTGGGGCAGGCTGGCGCTCAATACATCGCCCACCTGCAGGGTGTCGTCGTCCACGTCAAACTCGATGCTTCCGGTGCGTAGCTGGGCCAGCAGCTTTTCGCCGCCCCGGTCAGCCAGCTTTTCCAGATAGCTCTGGCTGGTGCTGGTCTCGTTTTTGTCCTCGTCCGGCTTGATGTCCCGGGCATCGATGTACATTTCCCGCCGGTCGGAGCCGGTGGCGTTCACATCGCCCACCCAGACGGTGGCGCGCTCGTCACCTTCGCCAGCGCCCTGCACAAGGGCCACGTTGGCGTAGTCGGTGTCGGCAAAGCTCCACCCGGAATTCAGCAGATTGCCCCACTGGGGGCTGTATCTGCGGTTCGGGTCGAAGGTGGGCCGGAAACACTCGAAGAGTAGCTTTTTCGTGCTGCCCTTGCCGTCCAGCACGATGCGGAACCCCAGATCGCACGCCTGCCCGATGGTCTTGCAGTAGTCGAAAATACTGCCGCCGGAGGTCTGCTTTTCAAAGGTGGTGTCAAAGCCGTACTCGGTGCCCAGCGCAAGGCGGGGCCATGGCTTTGCGGCGCTCACAAGGCTGCGCATGGCCGCTTCCGCGTTCTGGTTCTTGACGCTCACCGCAGACACCCGCTTGGTCAGCAGCCACGTTGCCGGGTAGCCGGACACCACAAGGTTTGCGTCCTCGTTCTGGTTGGCGCGGGAGCAGATGCGCATGGGGATGCGGGGGTTCTCGTCGCTGCGCACCAGCCAGCGGCCCTCCTGCAAAAGCTGCAGGTTCTCGGTGGTGGGGCGCACCTCAAGGGTAAAACTGCCCTCGGAGTAATAGGGGCTGTCCCAGTAGAGGGACACCCACACGTCCACCCAGCCCACGCGGGCAAGGGTGTCTGCGTCCAAAACGTCTATTCTCATAGCGGTTCGGGCAGGATGCCCGCCTCCATCGGGTAAAAGCTGACGGATGCCTGCAGGTAGCCGGAGCCGTTCTCGGCCTGCATACTCAGCACGTTATCGCCGGGCTGCAGCTCGGTGAGGGTGCTGTCCTCGTCCAGCTTGGAGAAGATGTTCTCGGTCACGCCTGCCCGGGTCAGGGTGCAGGCCAGCCGGTCGGATGTGCTGCGGTAGATCTCCAGCGTCTCGTCCGGCTGCAGGGTCAGGTCAAAGCCGATGAAGGCCCCGGTCTGCAGATCCACCACCTTTGGATGCGTCACCGGCATGTCGCACCGCAGGGTGGCCGTGAAGGGCACCGGCAGGCTGCCCTCGTTGCGCAGCACTGCCGCCGTGCCGTCCCGCTTGATGCCGTAGATGTGGCTGTCGTAGCACACCGGGAAGCGGAACGCCTTTTCGTACCCGCCCAGCACGCTGCTGACGGCGTTGAGGTCGTACCAGAAGGGCTTTTCGCTGTAGAGCATGAGCGAACAGCGCGGCTGCGGCGTGTAGCTGGAAAAGTAGGGCGTTTTCTGCAGCACGAAGCGGGTGAAGTAGTGGTCGCCAAAGTACAGGGTGCCCTTGGTGAAGTAGGGCAGCTTTTTGCTGAACGCCCGGGCATTGTCCAGCGCATACGCGCCCCAGAACACCACATCGAGGGTGCGGGACACGCCGGAGACGCTCTGCCCCTCCACAGTTGCCCCGACCTGACGGATGCCCTGCGCGGTCTGCAGGTCCACATCCACCCCGTTCAGCGGGTCGAGAAAGTAGGGGGCATCGTAGTCCCAGCCCAGATGCAGGACGGCACCGGCATCAGTCACGATCTTGAGATGGTCCTTAAATAACACAGTGTCCTCCTTTCATCGTTTGCGGGCCTTGGCCTTGTCGGCTTCCCAGCGGGCTTCCCGCTGCTGTGCGGCGGCGGTGTCGTGGCCGTTGTAGAAGTTCTGGGTGATGTTGGTATCACCCTCGCGGTGGTAGCTGTTGGCAGCAGACACCACCTGTGCGGTGCCGGATGCAGCCACGGTGCTGCCCAGACGCATGTTGTCGGAAAGCACCAGCGCCCCCGCCTGCCGGATCATGTCGGCAAGGGCAGAGTTTGTCTTTTCCAGCGCCTTGGTGTTGGCGTTGATGGCATCTTCCAGACTGCCGGTGCCGGTGGTGATATCCACGCTGCCCATGCCGCCGGAGCCGGACGAACCGCCGCCAGCGGAACCGCCGCCGTGGCTTACGTTCTTTTTGGAGCCGCCCATGCTGCCCACGATGGCCGCAATGGCAACGCCCAGCGCGACCGCTGCCGCTGCCACGATCAGGCCCATCGGGATGCCAAAAACGGTAGCGCTCAGGGCGGCGGAGATCGCGGCCAGCAGGCCTTCAAAGGCTGCACCGACCGCGCCGATCAGGGAAGCGACGCCCGCAAAAATGGTGGGGAAGCTGGACAGCAGACCGCCGCTCAGGCCCTGACTGATGGCGAGGGCCGCCGTGCTCAGCGGTGCTTTCAGCCCGCCGAAGATCTCTATCAGGGTGGAGCCAAGGCCCTGCGCCTGCTGCCAGACCTCAGAGAAGCCGCCGGTCAGGCCGTTCACGATCTGCCCGCCAAGGTCGATAGCTCCCTGCACCAGCTGGTCGCGGGCACCGCCCAGCGCTTTGTTGAGCTTAGTCACGATGCCAAGGGCAAAATCATGGACCTGCTTCTTCTGGTCGGCAGTCAGACCGCCGTAGATGGTGCTTGCAACCCACTTGCCGACGGAGAGCCAGTCCTGATTCTTGACGGCGGTGTACAGGTCATCGAAGGTGCCAAGCACGCCGGTATCTGCTTCGGTCTGCAGCTCCTTCCACAGGCCGTCAAAGGTTTCCGCGCTGGACTTTTTGATCTGCTCGGCCACCTGCACGGTGCCGTCGGCGGCGACGGTCTTGATCTTCTCCACCGTCACAAGGGCACCGTCCACCACGTCGTCGTAGACCTCGGTGATGACCTGCTTCTGGGTCTCAGTGCCGTCGGTCAGGGTCTCGGTGACGGTCTGGGTGGTGGTCTTGACCCCGTCTGCCAGCGTCTCGAAGGTGGAAGTGACCGTCTTGGCGGTCTCCCGCACAGTCTCCATGGTCTGCTTGACGGTCTTGGTGCCGTCCGCAGCCACCTCTGTGATGGTTTTGATGTCCTTCAGCACACCATCCACCATCTGCCGGGAAGTCTCGGTGATGACCTGCTTTTGCTGTGTCTTGCCGTTGGAGAGCGTTTCGGTGATGTTTTCGGTGGTGCGGGTGATCTTGCCGTCGATTTCGGTCGTGGTGTCCGAGATGGACTTGACGACTTCTGCGGCGGCCTGCTTCGTGGCCTTGCTGGCCTTCTTGGCTCCGCTGGTGATGGCCGGGTAGGGGTTCACGGCTGTCTGGCTCCCGGCACGGCTGCTGCCGTTGCCGGAGCTGCTTGTGCCCTTCGGGACCCATCCGTTGTCATCGTCCCATTCGAGGTCTTTGTGGGAGCTGTTCCACTGTTTCGCGTTCTTGCGCTTGTTATAGTTGTCCATGTAGCCGTTGTAGGCGGCATTGTAGGCGTCCTGTGCCGCACCGACACCGTTTTTCAGGTTTGCCAGTGCAGCCGCCGCGCCCCTGATTTTGGCGACCAGCTCATTGATCCAGTCCACCACCGTGCCGATGGCGTTCTGTGCGATCTTTTTCACAGACGCAAATGCGGAGTTGACGGCATTGCGGAAGGTCTCGCTGGTCTTATAGGCCGTCACGAGACCCGCTGCCAAAGCTGCAAGTAAAGACACTACAAGGCCGATGGGGTTCGCCTTGAGAACCGCGTTCAAACCTGCCTGCGCGACTGCAAGACCGGTCGCCCCGGCTTCGGCGGCTTGGTGGGCAGCGGTCATGGCCGTGGTTGCGGCAGTGTGAACCACTTCAATTGCAGTAGCGGCGGCTACATAGCCCTTGTATGTCAGGAATGCCGTTCCGGCAGCGGCCACAACAGCCGTTGCAATACCGATGGTCTCCTTGAGCTGGGCCATCTTCTCGTCGCTGTCGAGGAAGGAGACCACCACCTCGTTCAGCTTGACCACCAGCTCACCCAGAGCCGCAAACAGGCCGCTGGTCAGCTCACCGGTCAGGGCGCTGACATTATCCTTCAGGGTGGACATGCGCCCGCTGAAGGTCTGGCTGGCTTCCAGCATACCGTTGTAGAACTGCCCGCCCTGACTGGTGGCGGCTTCCACAGCTGCTTCCAGCTCGCTGAAGCTGACCTTGCCATCCGAAATGCGCTTGTACAGGTCGGACATGCTCTCGCCGGTGGCGTCGCAGATCTGGTTCAGCGGGTTGAAACCCGCATCGATCATCATGTTGACGTTTTCCAGCGTGACCTTCTGCGCCGAGGACATCTTGCCGTAGGCGCGGGTCAGGGTCTGCAGCTTTTCGGCGTTGCCCAGAGAGATATCACCCAGCCGCTGCAGCACGCCGGTGGTGTCGTCTGCCGCAATGCCGAACTGCAAAAGGGTCTGGGTGCCGCTGGTCAGATCATCCAGCGAGAAGGGCGTGGATGCCGCCATCTTGCGGATCTCGGAAAGCTTCGTTGCGGCGGCTTCCTCGCTTCCCAGCATGACCTTGAAGTTGGTCAGATAGCTTTCCATGGTGGCGTTGTAATCCACACCGCTCTTGACCACCTCGGCCAGCTTGGACGAAGCCTGTTTTGCAAAGTCCGCGATCATCTGCCCGGCGGCTATCGTCCATTTACTGGTGCTTTTTTCTGCCGGGTCGCTGTTCAGCCTTACTTCGCCGGTGATGCTGAAATCTGCCACTGTGTCCACCTCTCTCCATTCCAAAAGAGCGCGGGCACAAGGGCACAGGCTGTTATAACTTGATCTCTACCTCCCGTTTACAGGCGGGATTTTTGCATTTGACCCACACACCGGCAGCTGTGGCGTGCGGCTCTGCCCACACCGGCAGCGCCCGCCCGCAGTAGGGGCAGGGCACCGGGGCGCGGCTAGTGCCGGAACCGCGCAAGGAACGCGGCATCGTGCTCTTCGACCGAAACGACACGGGCGGCACCCCCTCTCAGCTCAGCAGGCAGGGCAAAGCGCTCCTGCAGGTCGGCGTAGCGGTCGCGCATACTGCCCTCGTACTCGGACAGGTCCATGGTGCGCCAGCTCATGATCTTGGCCATGAGGGTCTCCTCCGGCAGGGCCGCGAACAGCGCACGGAACCGGAACCAGTGCACCTTTTCGCGGGTCAGGTCGATGCCGTAGGCCTGCTGGAACGCCGCCACGATGTAACCGGCATCACACTGGTAGTCGAAGGCAAGACCGGAAGAGGGCGCGGTACTGCTTTCAGCTGCGGCGCTTTCGGCTGTTTTTTCGCCCGCCTTATAAAACTCGATCATGTACCCGTAGGCGTCGATGATCTTCTGAGGGTCGTTCAGAAAACAGTGTGGGTCTTTGTAAAAACGCCAGAGGGCGCTGACCGCAAAACCGATGGGATCATCTCCTGTCTGGCCGCGCACATAGGTGTTGACCAGCCAGACCATGGGCCGGAAATCCGGGATGATCTCGTGTCCATGCCACCGGGTGGGCAACTCGTCCAGCAGCAGATCAGACATGGCGCTCTGCGGCGATCTGCAGTGCGTATGCCGCCAGCTGCTGCATGGCGTCAGGGTCGTCCCGCAGGGCATTCACAGCCTGCCGGGCATCGATCAGCTGGTCGGTCTTGCGGCGGGTCCCGGCTTCCGTGTCCGGCCAGAAAGTGTTGGTCTGGGTGATAGGCTGCTGCGCCGGGCGGCTTGCCACCTGCGGGTGGAAACCCTTGCTGCGGGACACGGGTTTCTGCTTGCGCTGCTGCTTTGCCGCTGCGCGGCGCTGCTCGCGGTTCATGGGATGGGCGGCTCTGGCGGTATAGCGCTGTTTCTCGGCGGCAAAGGCATTGCCCAGCTCCTCGATCACGTCATAGATGGGGGCCATGTTGTTTTCATCCAGTCCCAGACGGGCGGACGAGCCTGCACCGAGGCTCTCGTCGATGCAGTCCATGGCAATGCGTGCCTGTGCACGTGCATGGTCGCCCAGACGGACACCGCCGCGCCGGAACTGCTCCGACTCCTCGGCGCTCCGGCGCTGCATCCGCTCGTTGGCATCCTCAAAGCGGTCAAGGTCGTTGGCGTTCATCAGGGAAAATTCAAATTCCTGTCCACAAATAACCATGTTCTGGCTCCTTTCTTGGGCCCTGTGCCGGACTTGCACCGGCGCTTACTGATGTTCAGGGCATAAAAGATCCCCGTTCCGGGTATGGAGCGGGGACTGTGTTTGAAAAAAATCAGCCCTTGACGGCCTTGGCAGGCTCAGCGGACTGGGTGGCGGGGTTGTAGTCAAACTCGTCCGGCGTGCCGATGGCCTTCACGTCGCAGGCAAAGGTGGCCTTGGAACCGGCTGCACCGCCTACGTCGCTGGTGACGATGATGGCAGCGCGGCCCTGTTCGCCCTTGCCGGTGCGCAGGCTGAAATAGATGTACGGCACGATGATATCGCTGCCGGTACCGTACACAATCTTGTGGCTCAGCACAAAATCCTGAAAATCATCGCCCACGCAGCGGTCGCCGTTGACGGTAAGGGTGCGCTGGGTGCCGGTCTTTTCGGTGACGTTGCCGGTACGGATGTACTGAGCATCCTCGGTGGTGGCGTTCAGGGAGCCGGAATGCTCCTTCACATGGTCGGCGCAGACGATCCACTGGCTTTCCTTGGTCTGGGTGCTCTCGATCTGGAACGCCAGCACAAAATCGTTCGCCGTCTCAATGCCGGTATACGACGCGCTGGGCGTGATGCCGGACTTGGTAATAGCTTCCGCTACGGTCATATCAAAACTCCTTTCATTTGGGCATGTAGTAGGTCAGGCGCATTTGCAGCTGCATCTTACAGCTGCCCGCGCTGTTTGTGACGATGTAGCCGCTGTTTGTCACGGCAATGCCGGTAGGGGTCTTGCCCCCGCCGCAGGCCGAGAGGTCGGGCAGGTTATGGCGGGCATCCTGCTGCATGACCCACTCGGTGAGCTGCTCGAAAAAGCCGCTGTTCTGGATGCTGACGGAATCCATCTCGCTGTACTCACCGCGAGACAGAAAGAGGTAATTCTTCGCCATTTCCCAGCCGGAGATGTACTCGGTGATGATGGGATCACCGGGGCTGTCCTCGATGGAAAAGGCGGTGGATTCTTCTTCCAGTCCGGCAATGCGGAAAGCCGCGCCGGTGGCTTCCTGCTCGTCGGCGATCAGCGGGCAGGTCTTGAGCCATGCCCGCAGGGCGGCAATGGTGGGCTTTACGGTTTCGCTCATTTGTTCCCTCCCAGAAACTGCTTTGCGGCATCATGGGCGAACTTTTCAAGCTCGTCCTTGTGGTCGGCAATGGCGTTTTGTCCCCAGTAGGAACCGCGGTGACGTTCCGTTTCGCCCTTCGCGCCGTGCAGGTCGGTGCCCCGTTCATGCAGATAATACTGCCTGCGGGCATAGGGCGTATTGTACACCAGCAGACCTTCCTTAAAGTTGGATGCCTGATTCACGCTGTTCTTCAGCGCGCCGGTTTCCAGCGGCACATATTTGTCCACAACATCGACCACTTTCTGTGAAAAGGCAAACTGCAGCCTTGCGAACCGTGCGTCCATGTCGGCCTGAAAGCCGGGACGGAATGTGATCTTGAAATCAAAAACCGGTGCGCTCATACGATCAGCTCCCTTCCACGTGCCAGTGGGGCAGCAGCGGCTCCCGGTTATCGGAGACAGCCGCTGCCGTGCAGCACAGGTGCGTTTTTTCGAGTTTGGCGTACTCGGCTTCGGTCAAGGCAGGCACCGCGCCCTGCACCAGCTTCCAGCCGCGTTTCAGGGTCCAGTGCTTGGCCTTTTCCGCCGCAGGCAGAGCCGCCCACTGAGCGTAGGGCAGATAGCCCATGGTGCACACGCTGGCCGGGATGCGGATGTGGGTGGTGCGCTCCGGGTCCTTGGCGGTGCCGGAGCCGGAGGTGTAGCGGCATTCCCGCCAGCTGCACCCCGGGAACACCCAGCACACCGGCCTGTCCGTCTCGGTGGCAGTGTCGTGGATGAGGTTCACAACAGTAACGGCTGTCTGCATCACAAAATCCCCCTGTACAGCAGATCGTGCGGGTCACTGCCCAGCGCGGTGCGGATGATCTCATAGGCTTCCTGCCGGGCGGCGGCGGTCACACTGGCATTGCTGCCAAAGGTGACGCTGTAGCCGTCGTTGGAGACGCTGGCAGCGCCCGGCACAGCGCCC